CTAGCGCACGTACTCGCGGCAGCTCCAGACGATGCGGCCGATGACGCGCACGGAATCGGTCAATTCCCCATTCATATCGACTTCGATTGGGGCAAACCGTTCATTTCTGCTACGCAAGACCAATTTTCCTGGAATCTTGTCAAGGTATTTGACGAAAACCTCTTGATCTACGCCTACCGCGAACATCCCGCCTGATATTATATCACGCTGGCTTTCATCAATCAGCACGGTGTCGCAGTCCATGAGTACTGGCTCCATGCTGTCTCCCGTCACGTCCATGAGAACCATTTTCGACGGCCGCCCTTTGCGCCTTAGAAAATCGGTCTTGAACGCATAATAGCCGATCACCTTGCCTTCCGTCTCCAGGCTGCCCGTGCCGGCGCACAGGCGCGCCATCACCTTGGGAATCAGGCTGTAACCCATGCGTGGCGCGGCTTCCGGGCTCATCCATTCGGGCTCGCCCTCGGGAACGGGGCAGACGTTTTGCGCTTCCACGGGCGCAATTTGGGCGTTGCCGCGAGTCATGGTGCCTTCGCCTGTCACGAGCCAATCAATCGAAACCTTTGCTTTCTCGCCTACAAGCACAAACCAGGACGGGGGGATTTTGTTTTTCGCTGTAGCGCTATTGATGGCCTGTCTTGAAATACCAAGGAAATTAGCAAGTTGCCCTTGATCGGCCCCGCCTGAGGCTTTGATTAAACGCTGGAGCGCGGCTTGAAAATGCTTCCGACTTTCAGGATGAAAGTCGGAAGCCAAGTCGGAAGTTATAGTTTTGTTGTCTTTTCCAATCATATCAATATATTGAGCTGTAAAAGTGAAATTTATGCTTTCGAGAAAGCCGGAAGCAAAAATTTCTGGTTGACGACAAAACTTTACACCAGTAAAGCTGGCCTTGCGTGGTCGCAAAATATGACCTCTTTCCCCGATTTCTAGTCGAGAATCACGGGACGGGCAATGGCTAAGGCGAAACGAAATTTAGGCGGGACCATGGTGCAGCTCACCCTGCCCTTGTCCAGCCTGCCCACGGCCAACATCGCGGCCGGCAGCTTGCGCCGCCTCGAGGCCGTCCACGAGGCCCTGCGCGACGCCTTGTCCGGCTCCGGCCTCTCCCGGGAATACGTCGCCGGGGAGCTGTCCCGGTTAACGGGCGACCAGATCAGCATCCACCACATCAACAGTTGGACCGCCGAGAGCAAGGCCGGGGAGCGGCACATCCCCATGGAATACGCCGCCGCCCTGACCGTGATCCTGGGTGACGCCCGGATTTTGGCCGCCGCCTGCCCCACCGGCTACGTGCTGCTCTCGCCGGAAGAGGCGGCCGTCTACGAAATGGGCAAGGTGGTGGTGGAAGAACGGCGGCGCAGCCGCAAGAAGCGCGAACTATGGGAGCGGATCAATGGTGCGTAAACGGGAGATCAAAATATGGATGCTCAAGAAGGGCCTTCGTGTCCAGGACGTGGCGGACAGCTTGGGCGTGCATCATTCCTATGTGTACCATTTTTTGGCCGGCAAGAAGAAAGCACTGGTGATCCGGGACTGGTTCCTTGGGCAAGGGTGTCCGGCGAAGTACTTGGGCGAAGGAAAGAAGGAGGCGGCGTGATGGTACTTGGCGAAGTGATCATTGAAGACGGGGCGGAATTCTTTCTTTGCGAGACTCCGCCCACGCAAGCCGAGCTTGAAGTGTACTGCAAGAAGGCCGCCCAGCGGATGGACCCTATGACCATGGGGGTTGAGCTTGCCTTTCGTCTGATCCTCCAGCCGGTCGACGACCCCAAAGCCGCTCTGCTTGGGCTGGTCGACCAGCTGGAACTTAGCGGTCAGGAATGGTCCCGAGTCAAGATAATGATGTTTTGGGTTCTGGCAACGATTCTAACCAATCGAGAAGCCGCTCCCACCGCATCTTATTGAAGCCAGGGGATGAAGTAGCAATGCGCTTGTCAGCCAGACTCTTCAACGTCGCCTTGTTTACGGGCATCCCATCTTCCATCAAGGAAATGGCTGCTTCTCCCACCGTATTTTGGCGGCACGTAGGGTCATTGAGGAGTATCTCCGTAGCCTCGTGCACTTCTGCTTTGTGTTTTTGCGCCAGCTTCTTCCCTTCTTCGGCAGCTTTCGACATTTCCGCGTCTCCTGTGTGGGTTGATGGTTGTGGAAACAGGTAACGGCGATCCTATCAGGGGACGCGGGAAACTTACAAGGCGGCAAGGCAGGCGGTAACGGCGATGGAAGACAGGGTCACGGCAAAACGAATCGCGACGGCGCTGGGGATTTCCGAGCGGGCCACCAGAGAGCGGGCCGGCAAGGAGTCCTGGCCCTTTGAGGAGGCCGCGTGCCGTGGCGGTAAACGCCGTCTTTACCTGCTCGCCGGCCTCCCCTCCGACGTGCGCGAGGCGCTGGGGCGCGTGGCGGCCTCGGAGGCGGCGGCGGCCGGACGGCGCGAGGGCCTCAAGCTCAAGCTCGAACGGGAAGCCGCCGAGGCCGTGGCCGATGCCGCGCGCCAGGAAGGGCTGGCCAAGTTCGTGCGCATGGGCGGCAAGGCCAAGGCCCGCGCCGAGGCCCGTGCGACGCTGCTCGCCGCCTTCGACGAGTTCATCCGCACCACTGGTCTGCCGCCCTCGACCGCCCGCCACGTCTTTTCCGTCCAGTACCGCGACGGCGTGATCCAAATCGACGCCGAGGTCCGCGCCCTGCTGCCCAAGGTATGCGCAACCAGCATCGGGAACTGGCAAAAAGCCCTCACCGAGAAAGGCGTTTCACGGCTGGCCGGGAACTTTGGCCACCGCAGGGGTACGGGAAAGATCGATCGCAACCCGGAAATCGCCGAGTTTATCAAAGGCGAACTGTACGAAAGCCCAGGCATCAACGCAAAGCGTGTGCTGAAGGGCATTGAGACGCGGTTTCCGGCCGCTGGCATCACGCAAAAGATGGTTCAGGACTGGTTGAAGGCGTTTCGCACGAACAATCCGCGCCTCATGCTGGACATCACCAGTCCCGATGCCTGCCGCTCCCGATACCAGCCCGCCACGGGGAGTCGTTACGAAGGTATCGTGCGGCCGAACCAGCGCTGGGAGATGGACAGCACCAAGGGCGACATCATGCTTTGGGATGGAAAGAAGAAATCCCGGCACATCATTGTCGCCTGCATCGACGTGTACACGCGCCGGGTCAAATTCCTGGTTTCGCGTTCGTCCAGTTCCGCCGCCGTGGCCTCATGTCTGCGCCGTTGTCTGCTGGATTGGGGGCAGGTCGAAACCCTCGTGACGGACAACGGCTCGGATTTCGTCAGCAAACACATGGTGCGTCTGACCTTGGCTCTGGACATTGCACGAGAGGTCGCCCCGCCGTTTACCCCGGAACACAAGCCTTTTGTGGAGCGTGTCTTCGGGACGTTCCTACGGGGCATCTTCGAGGATTTGCCCGGTTATATTGGGCACAGCGTGGCCGAGCGTAAGACCATTGAAGACCGCAAGGCGTTTGCCGTGCGGCTGGCCAAGGGGCTGCATCATGGCGAGCTGGACACGCCGCCCGAGTTGCTCCTCTCCCCTGACGCGCTTCAAAAATTTTGCGACGAGTGGACCGACGCCATCTACGCCCACGAACCACACTCCGGCGAAGGCATGGACGGCAAGACGCCCTGGCAAAAGGCGGCGGAATGGTCCGGGCCGATCCGGCGGATCAGCGACGAGCGCGCCCTGGACGTGTTGCTGGCCCCGGTGCCGGGCAAGAAAGGCGATGGCTACCGCCCCGTCCGCAAAAAGGGCCTTGAGATCGGCGGCTATCACTATACCGCCCCGGAACTCGGCGGCCACGAGGGCCGGCAGGTGCTGTGCCTTGAGGATGCCGCCGATTGGGGCGCGGTCCACGTCTTTCTGCCTCATGACCAGCAGGACGAGGACGGCAGCCTGGAATACCTGTGCCGGGCCGTCTGCCCGTTGCTGACGGGCATCTCCAGGCGCGAGGAGGCCCTTGCCCGCAGCCGGGTCTACAAGAAGGTGCGCGCCGAGGAAAAGGCGGCCATGCGCGCGGCTTCCCGCAAGGTGGGCGCGAAGGACGTCTACCGCGAGGTCGTGGAGCACGCCGTGGAGCAAGCCGGCAAGCTCTCGCACCTGCCCAAGCCCACCACCCCCCACGAGACGCCGATGCTCAAAGAGGCCGGCATCGCCGCCCGGGCCGGGGACGTGCCGACGCCTCACGAACCGACCACCGCCGAAATGGCCGCGCGCGCCGCCCTGGCCGAGGAAATGGCCAGGGAGAAGGCGACCGTCCACGCCATGCCCGAGGCGCACATCGAGCGTCAGCGATACAACCGCTGGTTGGCCGTCGATGCCGCCATCAAGGCCGGTCAGGACGTGCCCGAGAAAGACCGCAAATGGTGGGAAAGCTACCAGAAAACGCCAAAATTTCTGGCCGAACGGCAGATGCGGGAGCTGTTCCCGCAACTCGCCGAGGCCGGCCAGTAAAAAGCGGAGGCCCGCCGTTGCACCGGCAGGCCTCCAGGTGAATTCAAAGCAGGGAGACAAGAAAGTGACGCAACACGGACATCCTGTCAATGGCGGCACCGCGCCGCTGCTCAACGTGCGGAAGTGCCTGGAGGCCTTGCAGGCGGCCAAAACCCGCTCGTCCCACCTGCCCGGCATCGTGTGCATGTACGGCCCCTCTGGCTACGGGAAGTCGACGGCGGCTGCCTACGTGGCCACCCGGACGGACGCCTATTACGTCGAATGCCGCTCCTCCTGGACAAGAAAAGCGTTCTTGGAAGCCGTGCTCAAGACAATGGGCATCACCAAAAAGAGTAACGAGCTGCCGGCCCGAACCATCTACGGTATGGTGGATCAAGCGGCCGAGCGCCTTGCATCCGGCAGACCGCTGATCGTCGACGAGATGGATTACCTTGTCGACCGCAATGCGGTCGAGATCGTCAAAGACCTCTATGAGAGTTCCCAGGGGACCATCCTCATCATCGGTGAGGAGCGGCTGCCAGGGAAGCTCGAAGCCTGGGAGCGCTTTCACGGCCGCGTGATGCATTGGGTTCAGGCCCAACCGGCCGACATCGAAGACGCGAAAGAGCTGCGCGACATGTACTGCGACCGCGTGCGGGTTGCCGACGATTTGTTGGCCCTGGTTGTGGAGACGGCCCGGGGGTCTGTGCGGCGCATATGCGTCAACCTGGAGCGCATCCAGGCCGAGGGCTTGGCGGATGGGCTGGATGTCGTGGACCGCGCCGCCTGGGGCTCCCGGGAGCTGTTCACGGGCAAGGCCCCGATGCGGCGGGGGCTGTGATGAGCCGCCAGCCAAGCCATGTCCCGCCCGGGCTCACGGGGCGCGACCTTACCTGGGACGTCATGCGCGAGCTGCGCACGTTTACCGTGGATGATTTGTGTAAACGGACAAGGCTGAAGCGCGGATCGGTGGACGATTACGTCCAGGCGCTCGTCAAGGCCGGCATCGTGGCCCGTTCCGGGAACCGGCCGTCCCCGCTGGGAAACGCCGGGAGCTTCCCCCGAGCCGAATATTCCGTCGCCGCCGTTGCCTTGCCGCTGGAAGCCCCCCGGGTTCGTAAAAACGGGACGCTCATCCCCGCTTCGGGCCGGCAACGCATGTGGCGGGTTGCTGGCATCCTCAAGGAGTTTTCGGCGCGCGACCTCGCCTCGGCGGCATCCCTGCCCGAGGCTCCGGTCTCCAGGCACGAAGCGCAGTATTACGCCGACTGGCTGGTCCGTGGCGGCTACCTCCGCTCGGCTGGCTCCGGTCGGTATGTGTCCATTGATTCCAAACGCCACGGCCCCCGCGCGCCCATGATCCAGCGCGTGCGGCGGCTTCTGGACCCCAACACGGGCGAAATCGTCTGCGAGTCCGAGCCGGTCGAGGAGAAGGCCCGATGAGCGCCGGCATGGAAACCGTCACGACCAGGGCCGCACGGGCCTGGGGCGAGCTGCCGGATTGGGTGGCATCGCTGGCGGCCGCTTGCGAGGCCACCTCTGGCCGGATCGTGGCAGGCCGCCTGGGGGTGTCTCCGGCCGCCGTGTCCCGCGTGCTCGGCAACAGCTACGGGGCCACGGACGGCATGGAGCGCCGCGTGCGGGACATCCTTATGGCGGCCGTCGTCGTCTGCCCGGTTGTGGGCGAGATCGCCGTTGAGACCTGCCGGGAGCATCAAGCGCGGCCCTGGACGCCGGTAAACCCCTTGTGCGTGCGGCTTTACCGGGAGTGCCGGCAGTGTCCGCACCGGGAGGAAAAGCATGCTGGGCAGTAAAATCCGCAACGTGCGCAACGGCCTGGGCGTGCTGGCCGGGCTGGTGAACGAGGAGCAATGGGGCCTGATCCAGATGGCCCGCGAGGAACTGACCGACGCGGCCGACACGGCCGATGAACTGGAAGAAGCAGTAAACCGCCGGCCCGAGGCGGCCGGGAAGGAGAAGACGGCATGACGACGACGGAAACCCCCATCCCGGACGGCTACATGCGGGACGCGCAGAACCGGCTGGTGCCCGTGGACATGGTCAAGGACGTGGACAAGGCGCGCGACCAGCTCGTGCGCGAGATCGCAGGCAAGGCGCTCGCCTTGCGCGAGGCCATGAAGGGCTTTCGGGACGACGTCATGGGCGACGTTGCCGCGTTCGTCCAGCTCTCGGTCGAGCAGTACGGGGCCAAGGTGGGCGGCAACAAGGGAAATCTGACCCTGACCAGCTATGACGGCCAGTTCAAGGTGCAGCGCCAGATTTCGGAGTCGTTAGTCTTTGACGAGCGGCTCCAGGCGGCCAAGGAACTGATCGACGAATGCATCACCGAATGGACCGAAGGCAGCCGCGACGAACTCAAGGCGCTGATCAACGATGCGTTCCAGGTGGACAAGGAAGGCCGCATCAATACCGGCCGCGTCCTGTCCTTGCGTCGGCTGGCGATCAACGACGATCGGTGGCGTCGTGCCATGCAGGCAGTGTCCGACAGCCTGCAAGTGGCCGGCAGCAAGTCATATCTGCGCGTCTATTCCCGGCGCGACGACGGCAAATACGATCCCATTCCCCTGGACTTGGCGGCACTGTAAGGAGGCATGCCATGCATTGGTATCGCTGCATCCGTTGTGGCCACGTCGGCCCCAAGCCGGCCCTGGACGAGGGGCAGCCGGAGGCCCCGGTCTGCGCCGTCTGCGGCTCCTATGAGATCGAACCTTTCTCGGCTCCTGCCGAGGGGCGTGCGGTGCCCCTGCGCGCATTGATGAGCGCCGAAGCGCAGGCGCTCCGCTGGAAAAAGCAAGCCGAGCTGCTCTCGGCGCTGGTTACCCGGGCAGCCTCTGCCGGGGCGCTGGGCGCGAACTACGTCACCGAGGCCCGGATGATCCAGGCCGGAATAAACTAGGGGCGCGGCCATGATCGACTGGGAGTGTTGCGATGGGGAGTGCCACGCACATGAGGGGGGGGGCAGAATGCGCCGCCTGCATCATGGGTGTGTCGGAAATAGAGCTTCGAGAATTCCAAGTATTCCTGGAGGCGCGGAAGCAGGAAATGCACGAAGCCGGGCTGTCTTCGAACGCAATTGAAAGCATTATCGATGCTGTAACAGTGTAGCCCTTTGCGAAACCGCCCTGCGGGGCGGTCGTCCAGGCGTGGCGGCCTGGGCCTGATGAGCAGCCGAGGGAAAGCGTATGGCAAAACAGTCGTGGACTCCAAAGCGTGCGGCGGCAAAGTCACGGCGCAAGATCGAAGCAATGCGAAAGTTGTTCCTGGATGTCGCCTATATATGGGGCGACGAAGACAACTACATCGTGTTGCTTGTAGACAAGGCTCTTTCGTCGCTCGACGAAATGAAAGAGGCCATCGCCGAGGCTGCCGAGGGAGAAGCGTCATGATCGACCGTTTTTACGCTGACGACAAGGCCGTTCGGGGCCGTGCCGGCATCTTCGATCGGACCAAGGGGAATCGTCTCGTTTGCTTCTTCTTCCCCGATCCCGACAACGCCGACGCCGCGCCGGCCATGGCCAGGGTGTGCGCCGACGCGCTCAATGCCGTTGTGGCCAAGCGCCAGGGAGGAAGCCATGTATCTTGAACTGCAAGAGACGCTCGCACAAGGTACGCGGGTTTTTACTGTCGAGGCGGGATACAAGGACTGCCGGGAGCCGGGACGTTATCTGGTGCGCTCCTTTGGTGACGTGTTGATTTGTCCAGGTTGCAAGCTCATGTGCAGGATGCAGGCGGTAAACAACCCCTCGCCGGGCGAGGCCATCATCGTGCGCAAGCGCTATACCCCCGCCGCAATGAGGACCCGGTAGTGGCCGCCCCCACATCCGCCGCGCGGCGCGCCATGCTGGCGAAAATCCACATTGCCCTCAAAGACCTGGGCATTCCCGACGAGGACTACCGCGCCATGCTCGACAACCTGTTCGGCGTGGCGTCCTCGGCCAAGCTTTCGCCCAAGCAGCTCGACCAGCTCCTGGACCATCTGACCAAGCGCGGGTTCGTCGCCACAAAGAAGGGCGACGCCAAGCCCTCGAACAGCGCCCGCAACCGCCAGCCCATGCTCGACAAGATCGCGGCCCTGCTCACCGAATTGGGCCAGCTTGAGGGGCGGCACATGCCGTGGACCTACGCCGTGGGCATTCTCAAGCGGCAAAGCAGTGTCATGCGCCTGGAGTGGGCCACGCCGCAGCAGCTGCGCGCCGTGATCGCGGCGCTGGATAAACGCGTGGGCAAACTGACCCGCGAGGCCATGCTGGCCAGGGCGGGAGGCGGCCATGCCGGCCCGATGCCCTTTTGACGCAGACGGTGTCCACTGGCCGGGCATCCTTGGCGAGATCGCCGAGGTGGCCGGGCCGATGGCGGCCTACCGCGTGGCCCAGGCCAAGGGTGGCGTGCCGGCGTATTTCCCGGAGCCGGAGCATCTGACGGATGACCACTGGCTGGTGGCCGCCTGCGGCTGGGAGGCGGCGCGACGCATCGCCCGGCGCTTGGCGCGGTGCCGCGAGCTTGTGCCGCTGGGGCCGCTCTCCGGCAACCGGGCCGCCATCGCCAAGGCCATCCGCGAAGGACTGGCGGCCGGCGCGAGCCGACGTGAGACGGCGCTCCGCGTGGGCGTGGCCCTGCGTACCGTGCAGCGGCAGGCCAACGACGGCGACCAGGGCAGGGACGATCAGCACCGACTTTTTTAGCGCGTTTTGCGCGCATGGGAACGCAAAATGGCCGAAATTCGCCAGCCAATCTATCGCATCGCCATCAAGGGGCCGCAGGGCCGCCGTGTGGCGGAACTGTACCCGGCCGCGCTGTTCCCGGGCGGCGAGGGGCTGGCGGATCGCTACCGCGTGCGCGTCGACCGGGTGTGGTATGCGCCCGAGGGGCTCAAGTATGCGTTTTTGCCGTTGGCCGAGGCGCTCGTTGTCGCCGGCTGGCCACACGAGGACGCGCCCCGGCCGGAGCTGCGGTGCGGCGACCGGCGGCGGCTGTTGCTCGGCCGGGCCGACGACGGCACGGCACTGTATGAGGCCGCAGTGGCCCTGACGGACCCCTGGCAGGGACCGGACGGGCGTTGGCGTGTTTTTCTGGTTGGCCGGCAGCTGCCGGCCCTGGTAGACGATCTGGAACGCTATGCGAGGGGCCTATGAAAAAGCGTAGGGTGAAGCGGCCGGACTGGAGAACGGAGGCCGTGACGAAGACGGCCGCGCCGCACATGCCGGACATGGCGCTGGCGGCGTTGCGCGTGGTGCTCATCAAGCAATGCGAGGGCGTGGCGCGCGAGATGGGACCGATCGCGCGGCACCTGGGGGTGGTGGGCGACAATCTGGCCGCCTATGTGCGGTCCGTGCCGTCCATGCCCGAGGCCGAAGTGCGGGCCGGGCTGCAAGAGGTGGCCAAGATCGGGATGGCGCTCAAAGCGCTAGGCCGGATGGGGCTGACATGGCCGCCTGCCGTTGTGCCGGTCGCCCCGGAGGTGCCGCCCACGCCCGCGCCGGGGTCGGAGAGGAAGCAGTAAAGGAGGGGGTATGCAGCTATTGGAAAGTGTCGGCGTTCTTCTTATCCCGGCGCTCGCGGGTATTGGCGTCCTGGTGGGCGTGTTTGCAGCCTGCCGGGAGTTGTTGTGTTGGTATTTTAAAATCAATGAGCGCCTCGGAATAGAAAAGAGACGGAATGAGCAACTTGATGACATCGCGCACTCTTTGAAGGTGCTTATTCAGGCAGAGGTAGTAAAGAAAAAAGAACGTGACGAAGTGAAGAACTTCAGTTTTGAGGAAGGGTCGGCGTCCGGGGAGAAATCTTGACTTCCCATCCTGAAAAACCTAACCGGGAAGTCCCAACCCAATGAGGCGTCCTGCCGCCTCTGTCGCCCCTCCCAAGGGCGACGAAAGAGCGGGTTTTTTGTTTCTGACCGCCTAAGCGCCCGAAAGGGCGGCGACATATCGGCGGCATGACGTCCGGGTGTCCGTGAGGCCCCGGCAGCTCATTGGGCTGGGGAGCGTTATGCCGCCTTTTTTTGTTCCAATCCCAACCCAATGGAGGCGCATCATGTCCCAATCTCAAATCCCCAACCTGCCGGTGTCGATCGAGTTCCTTCCCGGCGAACGCCCGGCCGTCCGGTCGGTGGACGTGGCCCGACATTTCGGCCTCAAGCACAAGAACGTCTTGCAGGATATCAAGAATTTGACGGCTAAAGTGCCGGAATCATTTAACGGGCTGAACTTCCAGCCCGTTACCTACCGCGATGAAAAGGGCGAGGAGCGGCCTTGCTACCTCCTCACCCGCGACGCCTTCACGCTGCTGGTGATGGGCTGGAACAGCGCCCGGGCCATCGAATGGAAGCTCCGCTACATCCAGGCGTTCAACGCCCTGGAGGCGGCGGCCCTGGAGAACGCGCGGGCGGAAGCCGTCGCGGCCGGGGCGCGGGCGGCGATGGCCTTCTCGGGGGAACGCCTGGACAGGATCGGCCGCGCCGTGGCCTATCGCCGCAAGGGGCTTTCGTGCCGGGATATCGCCAAGCTGCTGGACACCTGCACGGCCACGGCGTCCCAAGACCTGCGCGACGCCCGCAGGCTGGGGCTGCTCGCGGCCCCGGCGCGGCTGCCGCAAGGGGCCTGACCATGGCCGCCTTTGCCCGGCCCGGCGACAGTCCGGCCGACGTCCTGGAACGGCTCGGCTGCGTGGCCGACTGGCTTGCCGAGGCCGTGCCGGCCTGGGCGGCGCGCCTGGAGCACGAGCCTCCGGCGGACAACGCCGTGACCGGCCTCGGCGTCCTCTGCGCGGCCCTGGCCGACGCCCTCCACGAAATGGCCCGGCCTTGACGCCGGGCTCCCGCTAAGGCAAACGGGGCATACCCACCCCACCAAGGCCGGGGATGACATTTGTCATCCCCGGCCTTTTGCATTTGCCCCGCTATATCCGTCGCCATGTTGCGACGTGCCATCCCCCGCTTACAGCGTCTCTATCTGGACTGCTTGGCCATAGCGGCATTCTTCCTTGCTTGGGAGACGCTGCGGCTTGGCGGGATCATGGAAACGCTCGTCGCAGGATGCTTCGCCTGTGCCGGTTGGATGTTGGCCAAACCCTAGTGAGGAGCCCGTTATGCAGCGCGTGACGTCGATCCTGTGTGTGTTGGTCCTGCTGTGCGTCCTGGCCGGTTGCGCCGGCCTGGGCGCGTCCCCCACGTCCGTGGCCGAGCTGGGGCCGGCCGATCCGCCCACGGCCGAGATCGACGACACGGACACGGCCGCCCGGCTGGAATCCGGCATGGAGTGGCTGTGGGCGTCGGTAACGGGGCTGCAAAGCAAGCTGGCCGCCGTGGCCACGGTCGCGCCGCGCGCGGCGACCGTTGCCGAGAAGGCGCTCGATGCGGCGCGGCAACTGGTCGCGGACGCCCAGGCGGCCGCCAGCGGTGCGTCGGCATCCGACGCCATGGCGCTGTGGACCAAAGCCCGGACCGCCATCGGCGTGGCCGCCGGCCTCGTGCAGGCGCTTGCCGTGACAAGCGCGGCGGGGGTGTGACCATGACGCCCGAGCAGTTCGAGCGGCACATGGCCGTGCAGGCCGCGATCCTGGAAGAGATGAAGGCGGTCAGCAGGCTTCTGCAAAAGCGAGACGACATTGATTGTCGTGTTGCCTCCCGCCTTATGAAGCTTGATCGATCTTTAGAAGGACAAACATTTCCGTCATCCGAAAGCCTTTAACTTTGCCACTCATGTTAAAGTTAAGGGATTCGTCGAATGGCGCTGAAACGAATGAAAGAGGGACGAGAGACGCGATGTTCCATCCTTGTTGCGACATCAAGTCAAGGGCCTCTGTAAGAGGTCGTTCGCAATCGGGGAATTTCGCCATGTATTCCCCTTCATCGCCAAGCGAGACCTTGAGAAGTTTGTGTTTGGCCGACATTTCTTCCGCCTCCCGGTTTTGGTTGAAGATCGCACGAAAACCCTACCGGGAGACGGAAGAGAAATAAAGGAGCACATACGGAAACTCCTGCCATTGACGGACTCATGAATATGCTGGCCGGCGTCCAGCAGGAGCTGGCGCAGCTCCGCGCGGCCGCCCCGGCTCCCGTGCCGGCCCCCGTCCAGGCTCCGAGCCAAGACGAACTGGTCGTGACCATGGCCGGCAGCTACCAGCTGCCGGTCGTGATCGTGCGGGCCATGGTGGCCCAGGAATCGATGGGCATCCCCTTCGCCATGCGGTTCGAGAAGGATTTCTACAACAAGTACCTTGTCGGGAAGGACTTGGATTTCAGGCCGCATAAGGATTGCACCTGGGAGACGGAGCGCATCGGTCGCGCCATCTCCTGGGGGCTCATGCAGGTGATGGGCGAGACCGCCCGTTGTGTCGGCTTCCGGGGCTGGTTCGGGGAGCTGTTCACCCCGGAGGTCGGCCTCGAATGGGGCTGCCGCTACTTGCGCCGGCTGGCGGATCGGTATCTGGCGGACGGCGGTTGGCCCACGGTCATGCGCGCCTACAACGGCGGCCCGGGCAACCGGGACAAGCTGGAAAGCCCGTACCCGGGCAAAATCCTCGCGCTGATCCCCGGCGGGAAGTGGCCGGAGTAGGAGGGACTATGGAAAGCGATCCCAAAGCTGTGATCGAAATCCCGGCCGGCCTGACCCCCGAACAGGCGCATGCCATCATCAACGCCGTGTGCAGGGCGCTCCCGCCCGGGACGGTGCCCGGGCAGTTGTCCGATACCACTGCCCCGCCCCAGGTTGGCGAGCGCATCGGCAACGCTCTTGCCGACGTGGCGGCATCCGTACCGCTGTCGGCTGAAAGCGGCTGGAAAAGCCGCAAGCTGTGGGTGGCGCTGGCGACGCTCGCGGGCATGCTCGCGCAGGTGCCCCTGGAAAAGCGCTTGTCGGCCCACGAGCTGATTGCCGTTGCCTGCGTGGCGGTCGCCTACATCGTCATGCAGGGGCTGGTGGACATCGCCAAGGTTCGGGCCAACGACCAGGGGCCGGCCGCGTGATGGATTTCGGCGACGAAGCGGCGGCGGCCGAGGCGCATTACAGGGAGGCGGCCCTCGCCGCCGCGCGCCCGGCTCCCGCCGGCAGCCAGCTCGTGGAGGGCGGCCGGGTGGTCTGCGCCGCATGCGGCGAGCCGATCCCGGCCGCCCGGCTGGCCGCCGTGCCCGGCGCGACGCGCTGCCGGGAGTGCCAAGAGGATTTCGAGGGATAGGGGGAGATGTGGAAGACGTGCTTTGGAAAATCCTGCCCTTTGTCGTGCTGCTCGTTCAGGGGCTGTTCGCCTGGGTGCTTTGGTCGTTGCGCCGCAATTTCGTGAGCTGCGATGCCTGCGCCGCCGCCAGGGCGGAAAACGACAAGCGCCAAGCGGACCAACGGGCCGAATACGACAAGCGCCAAGTCGAATACGACAAACAGCTGGGATGCATGGCGGCCGAGGGCAAGGAGCTGCGCGCGAGTCTCGACAGCCTGCCCAAGGCCAAGGACCTGCACGAGGTGGCCCGGGAGGTCGAAGCGGTACGCGGCGGACTGGAAGCCGTGCGGGAGTCCGTAAAGTCGCTCGGCATCTCCATCGACCGGCTGGACAAGCCCATTCAATTGCTCTTGGAACATCACATCAACGGAGGCGGGAAGTGAGTTTTTCCGACTTGGTATCCCAGGACCGCCGGCTGGTGATCCTGCGCCTGCTGGCCGAAGACCTGGACCACAAGCTGAACACGTCGGTGCTGCAAGACGCCCTGGACCTTATTGGACATGGCTGTTCGCGGGATTGCGTGGAAACGGAATGCTCCTGGCTCGAGGAGCAAAGGCTGGTAGCCGTCGAGCACGTGGGCCGGGACAATGCCGTGACCGTGGTGCGCCTGACCGGCCGAGGCCAGGACGTGGCCGAGGGCCGGGCCACCGTGCCGGGCGTCAAGCGCCCCCGGGCGAGGTAGCCATGCCACAGAAAAGCTCGGTCAAGCGGTTGGAGCCCGCGATCCGCGCCGAGGTGGACCGGCTGCTGGCCGGCGGCCGCCATACCCTCGACGACGTGGTGGCCCATCTGCAAAAGCTCGGAGCCCCGGTCTCCCGGTCCGCCCTGGGGCGCTACTCCCAGCAGTTCGAGGAAGTCGCCGCTCGCATGCGGGAATCCCGCGAGGTGGCCACGGCCTTTGCCAAGGAGTTGGGCGACATCCCCAACAACGACATGGGCCGCACGCTGGTGGAGTTGCTCCACGGGCTGGTTTTCCGCGTGCTCATGCAGCGGGCGAAGGAAGACGAAAACCAGCCGCTCAAGCCCATGGACCTCATGCTGCTGGCCAAGGCCATCAAGGAGTCGGTGGGCTCCACAAAACTTTCCGCCGAGCTGGAAATGAAGGTCCGGGACCGGGTTGCCGCCGAGACCGCCAAGGCGGCGGCCGGCGAAGCCGAAGCCGTGGGCCGGGAACGCGGCCTGTCCGCCGAAACCGTAGAGGCCATCAAGGCCCGCATCCTGGGCGTCCGCAGGCCTGTGCCCACCGGAGCGTGATCATGGCCAACGCCTTGCCCGCCGCCCGCCCCCTGGCCCAGGATAGTGTCCCCGACGAAGATTGGAGCGCGATCCGCGAGGCCTCGCGCCAAGTCGCGGCCGAGCAGCTGCAACTCGGTCTTGCTGACCAGTTGCCCGATGTATTGTTGCCGTATCAGGCGGCAGCGCTGGAACTGGCCGAGCGCTATAACGTCGTCATTATCGAAAAGTCCCGCCGCATCGGCCTGACCTGGGGCGTGGCCGCCGCCGCTGTGCTCACCGCAGCCGCCAATAGGGACGCGGGCGGCATGGACGTGCTTTACATCGGCTACAACCTCGACATGGCCAGGGAGTTTATCGACACCTGCGCCATGTGGGCCAAGGCGTTTCACCGGGCGGCCTCGACCGTCGTGGAATTCGTCTTCAAGGACACGGCGGAAGACGGCGGCGACCGGGACATCCAGGCTTTCCGCATCATCTTCGCATCGGGCTTCGAGATTTGTGCGCTTTCTTCCCAGCCCCGCAGCCTGCGCGGCCGTCAGGGCATGGTCATCGTGGACGAGGCCGCCTTTCACGACAACTTGTGGGAGCTACTTAAGGCAGCATTCGCCTTGCTCATCTGGGGCGGCCGGGTCTGGATCATCTCCACCCATGACGGCGAGGAAAACCCGTTCAATGTGTTGATCGAAGAGGTCAAGAAGGGCCGCAAGCCTTATGGTCTGCTCAAGATCGACTTCGATCAGGCGCTGGCAGACGGCCTTTATAAGCGTATCTGCCTTGTCACGAAAAAAACCTGGTCCCTGGAAGCCGAAGCGAAATGGCGCGAGGAAATCCTGGCGCTTTACGGCGAACATGCCGACGAGGAGTTGTTCGTCATCCCGAGCAGGGGGTCGGGAACGTACATCACCTCGGCGCTCATCCAGCGGCAACAGCGGGACGGCATCCCAGTGGTGCGTTGGGAATGTTCCCGTGAATTCGCCATGTTTGATGAGTGTCTCCGCGAGGCGGAAACCCGGCACTTTTGCGAAACCGAGCTGGCCCCCTTATTGGCCATCCTTGACCCGTCCTTGCCCACCTACTTCGGCGAGGACTTCGCCCGCAAGGGGGACTTGACGGGGCTTTGGCCGGCGCAAATGCAGCGCGACATGCGCTTGCGACCGCCGTTCGTGGTGGAGTTGCGAAACGCCCCTTACGAGACGCAAAAGCAGGTGCTCTTCTTCATCCTGGACCGCATGCCCTATTTTTTGGCCGCTGCCTTCGACGCTACGGGAAACGGCGGCTACTTGGCCGAAGTCGCGGCGCAACGTTACGGCGAGCGTGTACAGCAAGTCCCCATCACGGCGGGCTTTTACACCGAGGTCATGCCGAAGTGGAAAGCCGCCTTTGAGGACGACAGGACGCTCTTGCCGGCCGACCTGGAAATCTACAACGACCATCGGGCGATAAAGGTCATCCGAGGCGTGCCCCAGGTCGTGCGCGAGTCCAGGGACAAGGGGAAAGGCGAGGACTCCAAGACGGCGGCCAAACAACGCCACGGCGATATGGCCGTTGCCCACCTCATGTGCTTTTACGCCACCCTCATGGATGTCGAGGAATACGCCTACACCTCGGCCGCTCCGGCCGGGGATGGCCCTGGCCACCCTGGCCAGGGCGGCGATGATGATGATGATGATGACGACAACGCATTTTGCGGCCGGGCGCGGTTCGGCCGGGGAGCATACTGATGGCTGCGACGCTCTATGACCATTTGGGCCGGCCCGTGGAGCTGGGGAGGTTGAAGGAAGAGGAAGCGGCTCCGACCGTGACCGGCGTGCGGCAGGTGTTGTCCGGCCATCCGGCCCAGGGGCTGACGCCTGGGCGGCTGGCCCGGTTGCTGCGCGCGGCCGAGGACGGCGACCCGGTCGAGTACCTGGAGCTGGCCGAGGACATGGAGGAGCGCGATCCCCATTACCGGTCCGTACTGGCCACTCGGAAAAATCAGGTCTCCGGGTTGGACGTCACGGTGGAGGCCGCCACGGACACGGCCGAGGACGTCAAAGCGGCAGACCTGATTCGCGACTGGCTCAACCGCGACGAGCTGGCCGATGAGCTTTTCGACGTGCTGGACGCGGTCGGCAAGGGGTTCAGCGAAACCGAAATCATCTGGGACACCTCGGGCCGCGAGTGGTTCCCCTTCCGGCTGGAGAGGCGCGACCCGCGCTGGTTCCAGTTCGACCGTTCGGATGGACGCACGCCCATGCTGCTCTCCGAAGCCGGCCAGCCCGTGCCGCTGTCCCCGTACAAGTATATTTCCCACGTCCATAAATCTAAAAGCGGCCTGCCCATCCGTGGCGGTTTGGCCAGGGTTAGCGCTTGGTGTTATCTTTTCAAGAACTTCGATTTGAAGAGCTGGGTCGAGTTCGCCGAGGTTTTTGGCGTGCCCCTGCGCCTCGGCAAGTATGGCCCGGGAGCCACCAAAGAGGATAAGGCCGTCCTGCTCCAGGCCGTGCGCTCCATTTCCCGGGACGCGGCGGCCATCATCCCCGCAAGCATGAGCATTGACTTTATCGAGGCGAAAATCTCGGGCTCCATCGCCCTGTTCGAAAAGCTGGCCGAGTTTCTGGACAAGCAGGTCAGTAAAGCGGTTTTGGGCCAAACCGGCACCACGGATGTGGGCCAGCACGTGGGCACGGCCAACGCCCATGAAGAGGTGCGCCGCGACATCGAAGCGGCGGACGCCCGCCAGCTGGCCGCCACGCTCAACCGCGACCTCGTGCGGCCCATGGTCGACCTCAACCTGGGGCCGCGCAAGTGCTATCCCCGGATCAGCATCAAGCGTCCCGATGAGGAGGACTTGGCGGCATTGGCCGACAATTTGGCCAAACTGGTGCCCCTGGGGCTTAAGGTCGGCATGAGCACGATCCGGGACAAGTACGGCCTGCCCGACCCTGACCCGGACGAAGAGTTGCTCCACGCGCCCGGCCAGGGACAAGACGCAGATCCCGCTCTACCCGAACCGGCAGCGCCGCCCCGGGACCGGCAGGCCGCCGCCTCGCGCCGGGCCGTGTCCGCCGCCGCGCCGCCCGCGCCGGCCCAGGCCCTTGACGCCGTGGACGTGGCCGTGGCCGAGGAGCTGGACGGCTGGCAGCAACTGGTGGACCCGCTGCTGGCATCGGTCCGCGCGCTCCTGGATGACTGTCTCGCGCAAGGACTCACTTTTAGTGAGTTTCAAGCGCGCCTGCCCGAAGCCCTGGCCGGCCAGGACACCGGGCCATTGACCGAACATCTGGCTCGGCTGGGCTTTTTCGCCCACCTTGCCGGAATGACGGGGGCCGGGCGTGGCCGGTAGCGACGACGGAAACATCCGGTTTCAGGCCCTGCCGCCGGAAGAGGCCATCGCCTATTTCAAGGCCAAGGGGTTTAACCAGGTCGAGAGCTGGGACTGGCGGGACATCTGGCAGGCGCAACACGCCACGGCGTTTACCGTGGCGAAATCCGCCGGATTCGACGTGCTCAAGGATATTCAGGCCGCCGTCGACGATGCCCTGGGCCAGGGCCTGACCCTCAAACAGTTTTCGGCCCAGTTGACGCCGATCCTCCAGCGAAAAGGCTGGTGGGGCAAAAAGGAGCTGCCCGACCCGCTGACTGGCGAGGTCCGGGAGGTACAGCTCGGCAGCCCGCGCCGGCTGCGCATCATCTACGACACCAACCTGCGCATGTCCCAGGCGACGGGCGAATGGGCGCGCATCCAGCGGACCAAACGCACGGCCCCTTACCTGCTTTACTCGGCCATCCTGGATGGCGTCACCCGGCCGTTGCACCGGAAATGGAACGGCACCGTCCTGCCGGTCGACCATCCCTGGTGGTCCACCCACTATCCGCCCAACGGCTGGCGCTGTCGCTGCTCGACCATCCAGCTCTCGGCCCACGACCTGGAGGCCTTTGGCTATCTGGTGTCGCCCGACCCCGAGGACGAGCTGGTCATGTACACCAACGACCGCACGGGCGAGACGCAGATGATTCCCCGGGGCATCGACCCGGGCTTTGCCTACAACCCGGGCGCGGCCGCCCTCGACGGCCACGCGGCCCGGGCGCTCATGGGCAAGCTGGTGGACGCCTCGCCGGACATGGCCGCCGCCCAGGCCGCCAGCTCCCGGTTTGTGGTGCCGGCGCTCAAACGCGACTTGCAGGAGTGGATCGCGCCGCGCCTGGACGCCCTGGCGGCCGGGACGCCGATCAAGACCGGGGAGCGCCGGGTGGTCGGGGCATTGCCGGATGAGGTTCTGGTATTTTTCAGTTCCGGCCGGGCCATGGCCGGCGGCGAGGCCGTGGAGCTGTCCAGCGGGGCAGTCACCTTGTCCGAAGAGGGCATCGCCCACCTGTACCGCGAGGCCAAGCGCGACTCGGGCGTCGGCCTGGGACGCGACACCCTGGAGCGGATCGTGGACGCCCTGTGGGAGCCCGAGGCGATTTACTGGGACAAATCCAACCCGGCGCTGCTGTATCTGGTCGATGCCGGGGAGGCGTCGGGGAAGCTGGTGGTGCGCGTCAATTTCGCCGCGAAGGTCAAGATTCCGGCCGAAGGCGGTAAAGTGAAGCGCGCGGCCATCACGACAAATGACTTGTGGTCAGGGCGGATCATAAGCCCAGACGTCTTTGGAAATACGCGGGAGTTCGAGCGGATCAAATAGATAGGCCGTCTGGGTGGTGCGCCACTCCCACGGAGGGACTCCCTGTTGTGCAGGTTCGCCCCGACCGGCAGCGTCATTCCCGGTCTCTCCAGACGGCCTCCAGGTGGCAATTTTCAAATAAGGCGTTTTTTGCCCTGGAGCAACCCCGGCCAGGGCGATGGCCGCAAAAACCAGTAAATCGCCGAGTAAACATGGTCTGGTGCGTTTGCGGGGCATGTCCGGGGTTGCCTCCGGCTCCTCACCCGGGCTACCAGTAGCCCAGCCCCGTCCGGGGCGCGCTCCTCTCCCTCGAAAAAGCCCATGGGGATGACATTTGTCATCCCCGCCTCCCGCCGCCCGGCCCGCTATACGTCGGGCCATGCTGCGACGCGCCCACAACTCCATGCCCCTGGCCGCCGGCCCTGCCGGCGCTGCTCCGCAATGGGTGCAGCTCCTGCCGGCCGGCACGTTTACCGGCTTAGACGGGGCTGGCCCCTATCACAATGACGACCCGCAGGCCATCATTTCCGCCACCCTGGACGCTGCTTCGGGTGTGGACCTGCCTATTGATTACGACCACCAGCTCCTTTGGGCTCGCGAAAACGGACAACCGGCGCTCGCTGCCGGCTGGTTCAAGGATTTCGAGGTGCGCGAGGGGAGCGTTTGGGGGCGCGTGGACTGGACGCAAGCGGCCGCCGCGCGCATCGCCGCTCGCGAGTATCGCTACCTGTCTCCCGTTTTTTTGTTCGACCCCGCCGGCCGCATCATCCGTGTGGAGCATGCCGGCCTGACCAATGTTCCCAACCTGGAGATGCAGGCGCTGGCCAGCAGGCTCCACAACAACGGAGGCGAGATGAAGCCCGAACAGTACGCCGCGCTCCTGGTCTCTCTGGGGCTGCCAGCCGACACCAAGCCCGAGGCGCTGGCGGCCAACGCCAAGACGATCGGCGACCGCCTCAAGGAGACCGACGTCACCTTGGCCGCCATGTCCAAACGGCTGGGGTTGCCGGACGGCTCCACGCTGCGGACCATCGAAAATGCTGTGGATGTCGCCATGACCGCCGTCGCCGAGACCGCCCAGGTCCTGGGCGAGGCCGGCCCCGTTCCCCCGGCCCGGCTGGCCGCATGCGCCAAGGCGCTGGTGGCCAAGCAAGGGCAGACGACCGCCGGCCTCGATCCCACCAAGCACGTGCCCATGGAGCAGTTCCAGGCCGTGGCCTCGCGTCTTAAGGCCCTGGAGGATTCCCAGGCCACGGAAAAGGCCACCTCCGCCGTGGAAGCGGCCATGCAGGCCGGCAAGGTCATCCCCTCCATCAAGGATTGGGCGCTCGACTATGCCTCCCGTGATCCCGCCGGCTTCGCAGCCTACGTCACCGCCATGCCGTCCATCGTCAAGCCCGGCCAGGAAGGCCCCGGCGGGCAGCCGCCGGCCGCCGCCGGCCAGCTCGGGGACGTCGATCTGGCCGTGTGCTCCCGCATGGGCCTCGATCCCGAGGAGTTCAAAAAGCACCGTCAACAGGAGGGCGCGTAAGCGATGGCCGCTTTGACCAAGGACCGGAATACCCCCCGGCGCGAAGGGAAAAACTTTTTTTTCCCCGTGGCAGCCGGGAAAGTTTTTTTCGTCGGGGCGTTGGCCGTGCTGAACGCGACCGGCTACGCCGAGCCGGCCACCACGGCCACCGGGAAAAAGGGACTCGGCCGCGTGACGGAGGCCGTTTCCAACGCCTCCGGGGCCGACGGCGCAACGCTCGTCGCAGTCGAGCGTGGGCTGTTCGCTTACGCCAACGACGGCACCGTCACCCTCGCGCACGTCGGCGGCAGCGCTTACGCCGTGGATGACCAGACCGTGGCCCCTGACAACGGCGGCGGCTCTCGCTCGGCCGTCGGCACAATCCGCGACGTGGACGCCAACAACGGCGTCTGGGTCGAGTTCTAAGGAGAATCGGACAATGGACGTCATCAACGCCGCCGCGCTGTCGGCGCTGTTCACCGGCTACCGTCTTCTGTTCCAGAAGGCTTTCGAGGGCGCGCCTTCGTTTTGGGAGAAGGTGGCCATGCTCGTGCCCTCGACCACGGCCGAGGAGCATTACCCCTGGCTGGAAGACATCGGGGGGTTGCGGGAATGGATCGGCGACCGTGTCGTCAAGGCACTGGCCCTGCACGATTACACGATCCGCAATAAGCCCTTCGAGAAGACCATCGGCGTCAAACGTGATGCCATCGAGGATGACACCTACGGCATCTTCGGCCCCCGCTTCACCATGCTCGGCGATGCGGCCGCACGTCACCCGGACACGCTGGTTTTCGCCCTGCTCAAGGCCGGCTTCGCCACGCCCTGTTACGACGGGCAGTATTTCTTCGACACCGACCACCCGGTCACGATCAACGGCGAAACCGTCAGCATCTCCAACTTCGGCGGCGGCGCGGGGACCGCGTGGTACTTGATGGACACCACCCGGCCGATCAAACCGCTGATCTTCCAGAAGCGCCGGGAATACAACCTGGTTCGTTTCGATCGCGACACCGACGAACGCGTGTTCATGCGCAACGAGTATCTCTACGGCGTGGACGCCCGGGTCAACGTCGGCTTCGGCTTCTGGCAAATGGCCTACGGCTCCAAGCAGGAACTGAACGCCGACAACTACGCCGCCGCCCGTGCCGCCATGCAGAGCCTTAAGGGCGAATCCGGCGATCCGCTCGGCATCATGCCCAACCTGCTCGTGGTTCCGCCGACCTTGGAAGGTTCGGCCCGTAAGATCGTGAAGAACGAATACGCCGCGAATGGAGCCACCAACGAATGGTTCGGGACGGCCGACGTGTTGCCCGTGCCGTACCTTGCCTAACCAGGGCCAACGAGGAGAAGCCATCATGCCGAAAATCGTGCGCATCACCTCGACCGTGGACGGCTTCCGTCGGGCCGGTCTGGAGCACCCGGCCCGGGCCGTGGACCATCCGGCCGACAGCATCACCGCCGAGCAGCTCGCCGCCCTCAAGGCCGAGCCCAAGCTCATCGTCCAGGAACTGGACCTGCCCGACGCCCCCGACGGGGACAAGGGCGGCAAAAAGGCCGCCGAAGCCGGCAAATAGGGAGGAAGGGCGATGTACGTTGACAAGGCCGGAATGATCGACCGCTACGGCGAGACGAAGCTCGTGCAGCTCACGGACAGGGCCACGCCCAGGACCGGCGGCATCGTCGACGCAGTGCTGGACAAGGCCCTGGCCGACGCGGCCGCCGTGATCCACGGCTACGCCAGGAGCGCGGGTTATGCCGTGCCGTTTTCGCCCACGCCGGACATGGTCGACGGCTGGCAGGCGTGCATCGCCCTCTATCTGCTCTACCGCGACGAGGCCCCCAAGAAGGTCAAGGAAGACAATGACACGGCCCTGGCCCAGCTCAAGGACTTGGCCAGCGGGCGCATCACTTTGCAGGCGGCCGGGATGGAATCGCCGGCCCCGGCCGAGGGCGCGGCCGTGCTGTTCGACGCGCCGCCCCGCATCATGACCGGCCACGGGCTCAAGGGGTTCTAGGATGGCCGGCGTCACGATCCGCATCGAGGACAACGCGCTCCGCACCGCCCTGGCCAGCCTGTCGGCCCGGCTCGGCAACATGCAGGACGTTATGGATGCCATTGGCAGCCGGCTCGTGGGTCGGGCGCGGGATGATTATGCCCGCGAGCAGGCCCCCGACGGCACTCCCTGGCAGCCGCTGGCCGCGTCCACCCGCCGCAGCCGACAACGAACCGGACACTGGCCCGGGCCGATCCTGCGCGTGTCGGGCAAGCTGTTTCGGTCGCTGAACTACAAGCCCAGCCCCATGTCCGTGGAATTGGGGGCCGGCTGGAACGAAAGCGCCGCATACGCCGCGATCCACCAGTTCGGCGGTCGCGTGCTGCGCCCCATGCGGCGCGGCGTGCTGCGGTTCAAGATCGACAAGGACGGGCGGTCCCGGTTCGCCAAGAAGTCCAAGGCCAACTTCGAACAGGACGTCACCTTCGGCGGTGATCCGATTACAATCCCGGCGCGCCCGTACCTGCCCATGTCGCCGTTGCCTGACGCCTACCTGCAATCCTGCCTGGATGCGATCAACCAGGGGCTGCTGGGAGGTGGCGCCAATGGCTAAACGCCCCATTACCGAGATCGAAGACGCTATCCTGGCCGCGCTGGCCCCCCTGGCCACGACCCATGGTGTGCACGCGGTCGAGGCGTACAACGGCGAGCTGGACCTCGATAAGTTCCAGGGAGCCGTCCAGCAGTGGCCGGCCGTGCTGGTTCACTACGCCGGTTCCTCGGTGGAGGATCGCGGCCAACGCCGGGCGGAATTCCTGGAGTTCGTGATCTTCGCCTGCGACCAGCATGCGGCCGAGCAATCCCAGGCCCGCCGGGGCGGTCTGACCAATCCGGGCAGCTACGCGCTGCTGGCTGGCGTTGCCGATCGCCTGGAGGGCCGGCGCGTCATTCCCGAGGATGACGTATTCCCGTGCGTCCTGCACTCCCAGCAATCCGAAATTCAGGGCCAGTGTCTCTCCGTGTACTCGGCCCGTTACGTGATCGAAACCGTTTACCGCGTTCCCATGGAGTAAACAGCCATGCCCGTCGAAACCCAACGCGCCGACGTCTCGGCCGCCCTGGCCGGGCTCGAAGTCACCTACGGCGTGGACCCGGAACTCACGCCGGCCAGCCACGGCATCCTTATCAACAAAGGGGCGGACATCACCCCCAACGCGGACAAGGAAACCCGGAACATCATCAGCACCACCTACAGTCCGGCCGGTTCCATCATCGGAGCCAAGTACCTGGACCTGTCCGTCCAGGTCGAGGCGCGGGGCGGCGGTCTCGACGCCGACGGCATCACGCCGTTGCCGCCGGACTATGACCCGTGGCTGCAATGCTGCGGCATGCAGCGCCGTGCCGCCGTGCGCCTGACCGTGGCTGCCGGCGGCGCATGGCAGCCCGGGGAAACCGTCGTCGGCGGCACCTCCACGGCCGAAGGCGTCATCGAATACGTGGAGCGCGACACCATCCTGGTGGTCATCCCCACCGAGGGCACGTTCGCCGCCCCCGAAACCATCACCGGCAGCGCGTCCGCCGCCACGGGCAACTGCACGGCCGTGACCAAGGCGCTGCTCTACCAGCCCATTACGGCCCGCGTCAGCGCCCAAAAGTCCGTTGCGACGTACTTCTGGAAAGACGCGATCCTGCACAAGCTGCTCGGCGCACTCGGCACCTGGAGCCTGGACGCCCAGGTCGGGAAGATAGCCACCATCGATTTCAAGCTGTCCGGCCTGTGGGTCGATCCCGCCGATTCGACCTTGCCGGCTCCTGTCCTCACCGACCTGGACGGCCTTCAGGCGCTCAACATGGGCGTGCGGATCGGCGCTTACACCCCGGTTTGTACGGCGCTCAAGCTGGACCTCGGGGCCAAGGTCGAACGCCGCCAGGATATCAACGCCGCCGAGGGGCTCGTCGGCATGCTCATCACCGGCCGCGATCCGTCCGGCTCCCTGGACCCCGAGGTGGACAAGCTGGCCAACTACAACCCCTGGGCGCTCTGGAAGGCCGGCACGCGGTCGCCGATCAACGGCTACCTGGGGTCCGTCGCCGGAAACCGCATGGCTTTTCACGCGGGCGCATGCCAGCGCTCGGACCTCAAATACGGCAACCGCGTCGGCCTTTCCAACTACGCCGAGGGCTACACCCCTTGTCGTGTCCGTACCGGCGACGACGAAATGTATCTCTGTTTCTTCTAGGCCCTGCCGGTCGGTCTTGGATGGGGGGGCGTGATAGGGGCGTTTGACCTTGGCCAAAGGGAGCCCCTGTCTGGCCAGCCCCCCTTCATCCAGGACCGACCGAACCCGCGATATTAACCGACAACCAACCCAAGGAGCGCAATACATGCCCCGCGAATTATTCCCCGAACGCAACGTCGTCGAGGTCTACGACTCGTTTTCCGGCACCGAAATGGAGTTCTACTGCCTGACCCCGACCGATGCGCAGCGGCTCCAGTGGAACAACGCCGCCGAGCGCAAGGGAAAGAAGATCGTCATCACCGAACGGACCCTGAAAAAGCAGACGCGGCTTTCCGCCGAGATCATCACGGGCTTTCGCAAGGGCGATCACACGGTCCACGGCGCGGCCATCTCCTCGGACGAAGCCGACCCCGCATTCTTCAAGGATTGGAAGCCGGCGCTCGTCCAGGCGATGCCCGACGTCCTGCGTACCGTCGGACAAAAGATGTTCGCTGGCGCGAGGGACAAGAAGGGCGAGGAACAGGACGTCGACGTGGTCATCGAAGACCTCTCCGATCCCGACCTCGATTTCACGCTCGAAGGCGACGATCCCGCCGACCCCACTCCGGCGGCGGCCACGGGCGTGCCGGAGGCCGCGCCCGCTGAAAACCCTTAATCGCGGCCATCGAGCGCACGCTGGACCACTGCGACGGGGGGCGGGAGAAATGCAGGAAGGAAAAGGGAAGCTGGCTGGCCGTGTTCTGTCGGCGCTGCCCGAAATTCAAGGCCCGCCCCTCGCCGTATGTCAACCGGCTGCTGCGCCTGCGGCTCCTGCGGTTGGGCGGCTACCCCTTCGCCCCGGAAAGCATGTCGCTCGATACCTGGCTCGATTTGGGCGTCCTGGAATCCGTGATTGCAGCAAAAACGCCAACGGTGCGGTTGTTTTAGGGTTCTCTCGTGGCTGAAAACAGGGTCAAGATCGTCATTGAGCTGCCGGCCGACCAGGCCGTCCAGGGCGTCGCGCAAATCGTCGACGCCCTGGACGGCCTGGGGGCTACGGCCACGACGTCCGGCCAGAAGGTCGATGCCGCCCTGACGACGACCACGGAGAAAACCAAGGAGTTGTCCCGGGCCGGGAAGGCCGCCGCCGACACCCTGGAAAGCGCCTGGAGCAAGCTGGGGCTGCGCTCCGGCAACGCCATCCGGGCGGACATCGCCGAGACCATCGCCGCCTATAAAAAACTGGCCAGCTCCGGCGGGGCCAGCGGCCAGGACTTGGAAGCTGCGCTGGCCGCCGCCAAGACCCGGGTCGCCGATCTGCGCCGCGAACTGTCCCGGGTCAAGGAGGTGGACGGCCTCAAGGCGCAGGTGCAGCAGGCCCGCCAGTTCGGCGCGGAGCTGGGGCAACTGGAGTCCCTGGCCAGGACGGCAGGCGCGGCCATTGCCTCTTACCTGACGGTTCATGGTCTGGTCGAACTGGCCCAGGACATCATGGCCGTGGGCATGCAGTTCGACGCCTTGCGCAACTCCCTCAAGACCGCCAGCGGCGACTCCGCTACCGCCGCCCAAGATTTCGCCTTTGTCAGCAGCGAGGCCAAACGCCTGGGGCTTGAGCTGCTTTCAACGGGGCAAGCCTATGCCCAGCTCAAAAACGCTGCCAAGGGGACCGCCCTGGAAGGGCAGGCGACCGAAAAGATATTTTCCGGTGTGGCCGAGGCCTCACGGGCGCTGCACCTGACATCCGAGCAGACCAGCGGCGCGCTGTTGGCCCTCCAACAGATGATGTCCAAGGGCACGGTCCAGGCCGAGGAGCTGCGGGGTCAGCTGGGCGAGCGCCTTCCGGGCGCGTTCAACCTCGCGGCCCAGGCCATGGGCGTGACCACGGCCGAGCTGGGCAAGATGCTGGAACAGGGGCAGGTGCTGGCCGTGGACCTCCTGCCCAAGCTCGCCGAAGCCCTGCACCAAGCCTATGGGGCCGGCGCGGCCGAGGCCGCCCAAAGCGCCGCCGCCGAGATGGAGCGCCTCAAGAACACCGTCGCCGAGTACAAGGACATGGTTTACTCGGCGTTTAGCGATGACTTGGCCGGGGCCATCCGCAGTACCACGAATTTGCTCAATGAAAACCAGGAGAGCGTCAATCTCTACCTGCTTGGCATCAAGGGGTATGCACAGGGTGCGGCGGCGGAAATTAGGAAGGTCGGCGAAGAAACAGGGCTTACCACTGAAAAAGTAATTAAATTTTACGAGACGATGTTGCGATTCGTCCCGTTGCTGAACAACTTTGTAAAAGCAAAGGATGCTCTGTCAGCTATTGGGAGTGCTCTTAGGGAGAAAGGTCAAGAAACAGAGCAGCATCAAGGGCTTTCGTCACTGCTTAGCGAAATAGAGGGCATCGCCAAGAATGGGCAGCGGCCCATGCTCAAAAGCTATTCGCAAGACGAGTACAACAAAATGATGGGGTTGACCCCATCATATGACTCCACAAAGCTCATGTCCGGGGTCCCCTTGTCGGCGCTGTCCAAGCTGCAAAAGCAGTGGTCCGACATTCTGCCGAAAATCGCGCAGGTCAATAAGGAGATTTCAGGCGGGAACCTGCAAGGTTCCGGTCTGGAGAAGGCCCTCCAAGACCGGGCCAAGCTCTATGACGGCCTCGCCATCGCCCAACAGGACTACCAGAAGTCTCTGGACAAGGGGAGCAAGGCCGAGGAACGGGCCGCCATCGCCGCCGAGCGCTACGGCGAGCAGGCGTCGGCCTACCTGGACAACGTCACGCAGTCCCTCCAGTCCATGCAGGACTCGCTTTCCGGCGGCTTGAATAAGGAGGCCGACCGGGTCGACAAGTGGTTCGTCCAGGCCATCAATCAGGCCGAAAAGGCCATGGTCGGAGCCAAGGGCGACACCTCGGCATATGTCCAGGTGCTGGAAATGCTTCGTGACGCATGGCCGCGCCTGAAGGACCTGGCTGTCCAAAAGGACATCATTTCCGCCCTCAAGCAGCAATCCCAGCTCCTTCAGGACATCGCCCAGGCGACCGGCGACCCGGGCATGGCCTACGAGGGCCAGGAGAAGGCCGCCAAGGCATGGTTTGCCGAAAAGAAGCAGCTCATCGAATCGAGCTACCAGGATGAAGCGCAACGAGCCGACATGCTGGCCAAGCTCCAGCAGGGCTACGATGCCAAGCTCCTGACGGCCCGCGCCGACGCCTACAAGGACTTGGCCGGCGTCTCCGGCCAGTATTGGGAAGCCGAGAAGCAGCGCATCGAACAGCATCTCGCCATTGTCAAGCAATACGCCACGGACGAAACGGCCTACAAGATGTACGAGGCCCAGCAGTGGGACGCCTACAACAAGGCCCTGCTCGAAAAGCAAGAGCAGTACGCCGGGACATTCGCCGAGACCCTGGCCGCGAAATGGGCGCTCGCTTTCGGGACGTACAAAAGCGAAGCCACCAAGGCCAAGGAGTCGTGGGAGCAAACGGCCCAGGCCGCCATTGATGCCGCCAACAGCGTGGTGGACGGCATTGCCGGCGGCGTCGGCGACATGGTGCGCAGCTTCGGCGACGGCACGGCCAGCATCGAAAGCCTCTTTCAGAATCTGCGCTCCCGTATCCTCGACATGTTCGCGAGCATGATCGAGGAGATGGTCCGGCGTTGGCTCAAGGATTTCATCGGCCGGCTCGGCTCGGGCGACTTCAGCCTGGGCAGCCTGTTCGGCTCTTCCTCCACGTCCTCGGGCGGCAGTGGGATCAGCCTGTCCGGCCTGACGGGTTCGGGGGGCGGCTCGGGGGGTATCACCGGGAGCGTCTCCTCCATCAAGACCCTTGGCGATTATATCGGCAAGGCGACCGGGGATTCGTTTGGTAGTTACCTCTCCACGGCAGCCGCTGACGGCACGGCCATGTTCGTGGGCGGGGAGAAGGCCCTGGCCGGCATCGTGTCCGATGGCTTCAACATGTCGGACCTTGTCCAGCAGTCCACAAAGTTCAACTCTGTCCCGGTCGAGGCCATGGCCTCGACGTATAACGCGGCGGAAACCGCTGCCATGTCGGCCACCTCCCTTTCGTCCATGCTCACCACGACCCTCGGCGTCGTCGGGGCCATCGGCGGCGTGGTCGGGTTGGTGTCCGGGCTGTTCGGCTCCTCGGAAAAGACCGAAAAGACCGGATCGGGCTACAAGATCGCCATCAACGCCGGCACGCTCAACATGAGCGGCGTCGATTTCTACAAAACGACCACCACGTCCGGCATGGGCGGCACGTCCACCTCGAATTTCACCGTAGACACGGGCATGACCGACCCTGACGTGGCCAAGGCCGTCAACGACGCCCTGAAAGAGACGGCCGAGAATCTCCACGATTTCGCAAAAACCCTCGGCATTACGACCGGCGACCTGCTCTCCATGCTGTCCATGCCCGAGATGACCATCACCGAGGGGCAGCTCGACAGCTACATTCGCAACAGCTCCAACGTGATGGCCTTTCAGGCGTTGGACAGCGCCGGCCTCCGGGGCGCGTTCGACGCGGTTGCCGAAAAGTACGAGGCCTATGTCGACGAATTCAAGCGCCTCGCCGACGCCTACAAGCTCGTGGGCGGCTACACCGAGGCGTATGGCTACGATCTCAAGACCTTGGCGGGCGTCACGGCTGACGACATCGCCGCGATCCGCGAGGTCAACACCGAGACGGCGCTCGGCACCTCACAGGCCATTATGTCCATGGCCACGGCCATGGGGGCCACCTCCGACCAGCTGGCCGAGCTGGCGGCCAACGCCAACGACGGGAGCCAGGCACTGGCGGTCACGGACGAACAGCTCTCGAAAATCCTGGAGGCCGACTACGCCAGCAAGCTGATCGACGCCGTGGGCGGCGAGGACGCGTTCCAGACGCTTATGACCAATTTGGTCAAGAACACCCTCAACAGCGTTCAGGCCTACGAGGAAAACGCCACCTACTATGCCGGCAAGGCGTCTGATGCCATCGCCGAGCTGGGGCGGTCCGGCGTCACCATCGACAACTTTTGGCAGCAGTTCGACGCGGCCATGAAGGGCGCGCTGTCGGTCGACGAGTTCGAGAAGTGGGCCGACGCCGCCGGCTGGGTGAACGCTTTGAACGTGGTGTCCGACGCCCTGGACGATTGGGCCGACACCGTGGCGCAAAGCTACGAGAACCTCAACGTCCGGGCGCTCAAGGCACAGGGGCTCGACTATCAGGCCGAGCTGACGGAAATGCTCGCGGCTGCCGAGCAGGAGCTGACCCAGGCCCGCGAGGCCGGGTACGACGCGGCCTACCTCCAGCGTCTCGCCGAGGTGCAGGCCCTGGAGTACGCGGCCAAGATCGCCGAACACGCCGAGGACTACGCCAAGGAGTTGCTCTCGGCCCGCAAGCGTTACGCCACGGCCATTGGCGACAACACCGCGTTGATCGCGATCGCCATGGAGGAAAACGCCCAGGAGCTGCAAGACCTCACGAAAAAATTCGATTGGTCCCCGGGTTCGGCCGAAGAAGGGTTGTTTCAGGCCGTCCAGGCCGCGCAAACGGCGGAAATCCTGGCAATGGCCCAGGAGATCGGCGAGGCGCTCCAGGCGGCTACCGAGAGCATGGAGCGCGACCTCGCGGCGCGCCGGGCCACCATCGCCGGCTACGACGAGGAGGCGCAGGCCCTGCAAATGGTCGCGGGGTTCCAGGATGAGTTGAACCAGGCCTACGAGGACGGCCTGGACGCAGACCTGATTGGCGAGCTGATGCAGGTGCAGCTCGACGAGCTGGCCAAGTACTGGTCGGATACCATCGACCAGATGCAATCCGACCTTGCCGACCTGTACCAGAAGCAATCCGACCTGCTCGGTACGCTGTCCGGCAATACGCAGTCGGCCATGGAGGAGCTGGCCGCGCTCTTTACCCGGTACAAGGCCGGAGAAGATGACCTGGGCGACACCATCCTCGACCATATCTCGTCGATCGCCAATGCCATCGACGACATGGTCAACGACATTTACAACACGATTTACGAGATCAGGACGGGCGAGGACTACACCACGGACACGGCCGATCAGGTCGCGTCCAACTCCCTGGCCTATTACAACGAGCAGCTCGCCCTGGCAGCCTCGGGCGACACCGAGGCCATGGGCAGTATCCGGCAATATGCCACGGGTTATCTCTCGGCCGTCAAGTCCAGCACGGCTGATGAGAGCGTGTACAACGCCGCCCGGGACTACGTGACCTCGACCCTGTCGTCGCTGGCCAGCGGCAGCACGGGCACCTCATCCGCTCTCACGGATATCGCCAAGACGGTGACCAACGACCAGATCGCCGAGGCGCAGGAGGCCTTGCGCCGGGCCGAGGTGGCGTCCCTGGAATCCCAGTACGAGACGCTCATGGCCCAGGCTGTGGGGGCATTCAAGGCCTCGCAATATGGCAATTTGATCCAACAGATGGCCAATACGGGCACGGGCTGGCGGTTGGGTATCGAATTTCTCAACAACGACGACAATTGGGACGGTGCACATACGGGCGTCCGGGCTGCGGACAGGCTGATCTCGCATTCCAACGAGACAAGCACATTCCTCCAGTACTTTTTCTCCCGCTATGGGTCTGGGTCTGGATACGTGGATTGGGACAGCGCTCTGTCCTATTGGGTGCAGCAGACGACGGCGTTCGGCTGGCCAGCGGCCAGTGCCTTGCCCAATGATGTGGCCGGCATCTACGCCCAAGCCCAGACCGCCTATAACAATTGGCAGGCCCTCAAAAGCCAGTATGGCTATACGCTCGGCGGCGTCATCACCGGGGGCAGCACTAGCGGCGACAACACGTTGGTGTGGGCCAATTCCGGCGAGCGCGTTCTCACCCCCACGCAAAATGATGCTTTCGAGGAGCTGGTATTCGGCGGCCGGTCGGACGGGCTGGCGGCGGCGCTCATCGCCCGGGTGGAGCGCCTCACGGATGAGGTCGTCGAGCTGCGCCGGGATAGCAACTCCTGGGACCGCATCATTACCCGTCGCCTCACGTCACTCGACACCCGCCAGGAAGGCTGGACCGAAGACGCCCCATTGCCTGTGGCGGTTCAGGGCACGGTTACAGTGGAGGGGGCAGCGTGAAAGCCATCGTGCCCGTGACCGTCCTCGACACCATGCTGGTGTCCTCGTCGATCCCCGAGGACGATGCCCCGCCGTTCGACGCCGATGCGGTCTACGCCATCGGCGAAACCTGTATCGAGGGCCATCAAGTCTACTCGTCGCTCGTGGCCAGCAACGCCGGCAAACTCCCCTCGGCCAATTTGACCGGCTCGACGCCGGCATGGTCGCTGGTAGGGAGCACCAACCGATGGAAGCAATACGACGAATATAGCAACACCCGTACCGTGAGCCAGGACGGGTCGCCCTTGGTCGACGTGCTGGACGTGTCGTACTGCAATGCCATCGCGTTGTTTGGACTTGAGGGTGAATCCTTGCAGGTTGTCGTGCAAAATGCCCAAGGCGACGTTGTGTTCGAAAAGGACGTTGACCTCATTGTCGATGACAATGTGCTCAACTGGGAGGATTATTTTTATGCCTCCCGCTACTTTCTGGACGTTTGCTGGATCGATATCCCCATCATGACCAGCGCCAGGATCACGCGGACGCTCAAGGGCGCGTCCCCAGCCTGCGGCAATTGCATCATCGGCGAGGCGCGCCCCATGGGCAACACGCAATACGGCCTGGGATTGCCTGTCACGGACTATAGCGTCTTCTCCAGCAACGATTTCGGCGGCGTCTACCTGTCCAAGGGGGCGATCGCCACCAACCCGGAAGGTGACGTGGTTGTTGAGTCCGACATGGTCCGGTCTGTCTTGCGCGTGCGCAACGAGCTGCTCGCCACGCCAACGGCGTTCTATTTGGCCAATGAGGAGCATTCCGACGGGCTCCATGAGGTGTTGATCGTCTACGGCGTGCTGCGCAACTTCGAGCCGACCATCGAGCGGCCGACGGAAAATGAATTTTCGTTCAAGATTACGGGGGTCAAATAGCGATGGCCGAACAGATTACCCAGGAAATAACGCCGTTGCCGGCCGCCCCCGTCGAAGGGGCCGGTTTCCGGGTTCGCGCGGCGGCGTTTCTCTCCGCACTGGTGACGCTCGCCCTGGAGCTGGTCACGTGGACCACACAGGTAAACGCGGTCGCCGTAGCGGTAAACGCCGATGCCGTGGCGGCCGCGTTGGCGGCCGGGGAGGCCGGCACCGCAGCCGGGGTGGCGGACGCCGCCAGCGGCACGGCCGCCACGGCGGCTTCGGCGGCCCTGGCGGCGGCAGCCGAGGCGGCACAGTGGGCGGCCGGCGCAGCCCCGATGCTCTCCGGAGCGGGTGCACCCGCCGCCGAAACCGGCGCTGATGGTCAGTACTACCTCGATACGGCCTCCGGGAACCTCTACAAACGCACTGCTGGCGCTTGGGGCGTCGTCGCATCCCTCATGGGGCCGTCCGGGAGCGGTGTCCCCGTCGGCGGCACGGCCGGCCAGACGCTGGTCAAGCTGTCGGACGCCGACAACGACACCGGATGGGGTTCTCCGGCTTCCGGGGCCTCGAAATGGACCGCCCTGGCCGCAGGCACGGACTACGCGGCCACTCCGGCCAGCACGTCCACACTGCACATGACGACCGACCAGACAGCCGCCATCAAGCCCGGCTTGGCCTTGCGCTATGTCATCGGGGGCGTGGCCTACTACGGCGTCGTCACGGCCGTCACGTCGGGCCTGCTCACCGTGGCCGGCGCGCCGCTGTCCGGCGATGTGACAGCCCTGGACTACTCTATTTTTCCGGGCATGGTCGAAACGATGACCCTGTCCGACCCCGGAGCCTGGGCCGACAGCGCGGACACGGCGCTTGTCGCCAACGATCTGCTTATGGCCCTGGTCTGGCCCGGTCCGCCGGCCGCCCTCGTGCGCATCCAGGCATGGACGCGCACGACCGACACAGGGACCAATAAACCCAGGATCAACGCTCGCCTGGGCGAGACGCCCACGGACTCCGTCAGCACCGACAAAAGCAACGCCGGCCTTGAACTGGTCGCGTCGTCCACTTGGACCGCCACCGGGGTAGACATCGACCCGGCGAAATACGCCGTGTCCCTGGGGACGGCCATTGAATTGCGCACGGACGCCAACGGCAGCAACGATGATGCACGCGACCTCACCGTCGTGCTGACGTTCGTCTACGCGTAGGGGGCACTATGCAAATAATCGCTCCCGACCTGGGCATCCGGAATAGGCCTGACGTCAAGCTGCTCCTGAATGGCGTGGGGGCGGACCAGTCCACCAATATCGTGGACTCCTCGTATGGTGGCCCTAAGACGATCACCCGCGTTGGAAACCCTAAAATTATCAAGCAGGACTTGCGACATCCGTACGCGATGAGTGCCGCATTCTTTCCTGGTACTGCATCTGACTACATCTCCGCGCCAGATTCCGTCGATTGGCCCGTGGGAAGTGATTTGTTTACGTTTGAATTTTGGGCGTATATCCTCACTTCTCCCGGAACATTTGTTGAGTTCTTTAGCCAAGCTACTGGTTCTGGTTCTGAAATCAGCTTTGGTCTCAACGCCAACAAATATTTTCACTTAACGACAGGAGCTAATTATACATCCGGGACAGTCGCTTGGACCTGGAACACAAACCAATTTTATCATATCGCTGCTGTTCGTGATGGTCCGAACTCATTTAAGATATATATAAATGGGGCCTTGTTCGACACAACCACATTATATAGCACGTCAATATCCGATATTTCAGCGCCTTTTGTTATCGGAACTGGCGGCGGTTCCATTGGTGACAAGCGATATCCATTTAAAGGTTACATCGTTGACTTCCATTACACGAAGTCAGTGAGGTACAGTGGAAATTTCACTCCACCGACCACATGGATTTCTCCGGACGCCAATACCAAACTATTGATCCGTGGCGACAACGTCGCCGCGCCGACCACGTTTACCGATCAGTCGAGTGCCGCCAGGACTATAACGACGGCCGGCGGGACGAAGACCGTCCCACTCCCTCCCGGGTCGAGCACCATGTCCTTCGATGGCGGAAGCGATGGTCTGACGACTTTGGATAGCAGCGACTGGTACTTTGGGGCGTACCTGTGGAGCATATCTTTTTATGTGTTGATTACTTTAAGCGATGTGTACCGTGACATTATAAGTCAATACGCATCGTCAACATCGTTCTGGGCTATCTCTCATGGCTCGACGTACAAAATTAAAATGAAATACTACGGAGTATTTGAAGTTGAGACGACAAACGCTTGCTGTACCCCTGGTGCGCCTACGCACATACGCATAGAGCGTTATGGCCTTGGTGACAACCAGTTGGCGATTTACGCAAACGGGATATCTCAAGCGCTTACGTGGGCCACTGGACTGACTGCAAATGCAAGTCTTCCTGACATAGCAGCTGTTTTAAGCGTTGCGCAGAACACCGCAAACTTTAGAACACAGGGGTACTTGCGAGGCGTTAAGCTAGAAAAGGGCTGCTCCCCATTTGGCCGCAACTTCACCCCGCCCAACCGCCTGTCTTAGGAGAAAATACATGCGCGTTGTCATCCAGACCTACGCCGACGGCTCCACGTCCGGCCTGCTCAAAATGCACGCCGACGGCTCGCTCCGGCCGCTGCCCGAGGACGATCCGTCCTATCTCGCCTGGCTGGCCGCCGGGGGAGTGGTGGAAATATTGCCGTATGTGGCTCCGAGCCTGGAGTCTCTTAAAGACGCAGCTGTAACGCGTCTCCAGGCCGAGAAATGGGCACGGTTGCTCGGCACGTTCCGGGACAGCAAGGGTCACCTGTACGCCCTGGACAACGACAGCCGGTCGCTCATGACCGGCAAGGTTGCCATGCTCGGGGCCACGGGCATCCCATTGCCGGCGGACTTCGTCTGGAAGACGGCAGAGACAGATGAGAATGGCCAGCCTGTCTACGTGCCGCACACGGCCGAGACGCTGCTGGCCCTGGCCGTCGAAATCGAGACGTGGACCAATGCCGTGTTTACGGCCAGCGAGACCGCGCAGACGGCCGTCCGGGGCGCTGGCGATGCGGCCGGCGTGGCAGCGGCCGAGGCCGCCGTCGTCTGGCCGGCCGAGGTGCCGGCATGATCCGGCGCATCCTGTGTATCGACGGCGGCGGCATCCTGGGGCTGATCCCGGCCCTGATCCTGGCCGAAATCGAGGCCCGGGCCGGGCGGCTGGCCGGCATGCTGTTCGACTTGGTTTCTGGCACTTCGACGGGCGGTATCATCACCTGCGCCGCAGCCGCCGGCATCCAGGCCCAAGACGTGGCCGACCTCTACCGCCAGCGGGGCAAGGACATCTTCTCGAAGAACCTTTGGCACCGGCTGGCCACCGGTTTCGGCTTGTGGGGACCGCAATACGGAGCCAAGGGGATTGAATCCGCCCTGGCCGCCGTTTTCAGGGACCGCCGCCTCTCCGATTGCTGTACTGACCTCTTGGTCCCGGCCTACGATATTGAGGCCCGGACTTCGATTCTGTTCAAGTCCGCCAAGGCCGTCGACGCGCGCCGGGACTACTACCTTCGCGATGTTTGTCGGGCCACGTCCGCCGCCCCGACCTATTTCCCCCCGGCGCGCATCGCGTCCCTGGCCGGCGAGACGGCGGTCTGTGTGGACGGGGGCCTCTACGCCAACAACCCGGCCACATGCGCCTTGGCCCAGGTGGCCAAAGCCGGAATCCCTGATGCCGTGGTCATGGTTTCTCTCGGGACGGGCGAACTTTCCCGGCCCTATCTATATGATAACGCCCGACGTTGGGGCGCGGCCAAGTGGCTGCGGCCGCTGCTCGACTGCATGTTCGATGGCCAGTCGGACACGGCCGCCCACCAGTGTCAGGCGTTATTGGGTGACCGGTTCGTCCGGCTTCAGCCGTCATTGCCGCGCGATCTGGCTATGGACGATGCCAGCGACACGGCCCTGGCCACCCTGGAAGCCGTAGCCCGGGGCCTCATCGCCGAGCAGGATGCGGAGCTGGACAAGATTTGCGAGATGCTGCTGCCCAAGGCGGCATAAGCGGAGCAGGCGGGACGGATTACGGCCGTCCCACTGGCCCGGCGCAGTAACGCCGGTCCACCGGCTTACGCCAGCTGCTCCCTCCCCTGGGGGACCAAGGGTGACGAGGGCGTAGCAGGCGAGGGCGCAACAATCAACAGGACATGAGAGAGATACGATGCGGCCAATGTAGTCGTTTGCTGGCCAAGGGAGAGGCATTGGACCTCTCCATCAAGTGCCCCAGGTGCGGGGCGATCAATCATGTGAGGGCCGCGAGCCCCGACCGAGAGAGCCCGAGAGCCCCAGCAATGGAGCCCTCACGTGGACCGGATTCACACGATCTTTGACAATGGCATACTGTACAACGGCGAAGCCCTGGCCATCCTGCGTGAACTGCCGGACGCCTCGGTGGATGTCGTCCTGACCGACCCGCCGTATTCGAGCGGCGGGTTGCATGCGGGTGCGCGTCGAAAGGAGCCGGCGCAAAAGTATCAGGCGTCGGGTACCAAGCGGACCTATCCGCCCATGCTCGGAGACCTCAAGGACCAAAGGTCGTTCGTCATGTGGGCCACCCTGTGGTTATCCGAGTGCTGGAGGCTGGCCAAGCCGGGTTCTCCCTGCCTCGTGTTCAGCGACTGGCGACAGCTCCCGGCCATGACGGACGCGGTTCAGGCAGCGGGGGGGGAATGGCGTGGCATCGTTGTCTGGCACAAACCAAGCGCCCGACCGATGCTGGGGTCATTCCGGCACGATGCGGAGTTCCTGGTTTACGCAGTCAAGTCGCCGTCCAGGGTATTTACCAAGTGTTGTCCTCCGGGGCTTTATTCTCACCGGGTAAACCCCGCCGCCAAGGTCCACCTGACCAGCAAGCCGGTCAGCCTGCTGGTGGACCTGCTGGCCGTCGCGCCCGAAAGAGGCGTCGTTCTGGACCCATTCATGGGCGGCGGCACGACGGCCTTGGCCTGTCTGGGAACCGGGCGGAGGTTTGTTGGCGTGGAGCTGTCGCGGGAGTATTACGAGCTTGCCGGGGAGCGGATCAAGGCCGGAGAGCTTGCCCGGTCTAGGACTTGATGGCAGTTTCCCCGCAGGAGGAAAGAAGCATGGACCTCAATATGGTGGCAAACAAGCTGTCACGCCTGGGCCTGATCGGCACGGAGGGAGACGGGGTGTCCCTATCCATGGTGGGGCCGTTGCTGTTTATAAGCGACGGCTCGACGGGGTTTTATGCCGATCCTCGGGCTGCGTGGCAAGGCATCAAGGCATTGGAGGAGTGCCCCTTCGACCAGTTTTGGGAGCGCGCATGGCTGCAAGGGCCTGTGTATGACTCTCTGGCCGAAGTGTGGGAGTCGCTGGATTCCCCCCAATTTGAGGCCGAGGACAAGCCGCCACGTGCGTCGGACTACGTCAGCGTCGGCCGCCTCCGGCCCCTCGGTCCGAAGCAATTCCTGCTTCAAACCGAGTCCGGCGAGTACGCCGTCGTTGACGAAAAGCAGACCGCCAAATGGCGTCTGACCCCTCTCGACTAG